TATATGAGTTTTGATGCGGTTTTTGGAACGCTAACAGAAGGCGATTTTTACATATTAGAAGTTAAGAACGGAACTGCGGTAATATACAAAGACAAAGTATTTTGCACAGACCAAACAATAAACCAAACTACTAACGACTACTACTCTATTAATAAAGATGAGTATGTACAAGAAGATAGTTTTGATAACGATTATATTATATTATGAACGATTTAAGAGTAGTAAATTTAAGCACCTACACAAGCCCACAAATTGTAGAGAAGTCTAACAAGGAATGGGTTAGCTATGGCGCAGATAACAATTACTTCGCATACCTAATAGACCGATACAATGGTAGCCCAACAAACAACGCTATTATTAACGGAGTTAGCGAAATGATATATGGCAAAGGTTTAGATGCTTTAAACAGCAGTAAGAAGCCAGAGCAGTACGCTAAAATGATGTCTTTATTTCACAAGGATTGTGTGCGTAAGTTATGCTATGACCTTAAATTAATGGGTCAATGTTCTATGCAAGTTATATACTCAAAAGACCGCAAGACTGTGGCACAAGTAGAGCATATTCCAGTTGAGAACTTAAGAGCAGAGAAATGCAACGACAAAGGCGAGATAGAGGCTTACTACTATTCTGACGATTGGAGTAAAGTAAAAAAAGCAGACGATTGCACACGCATACCAGCTTTTGGTTATTCAAAAGAAAACATAGAGATAGTATACGTTAAGCCTTACAGAGCTGGATATAAATATTATTCAAGCCCAGACTATCAAGGTGGTTTACAGTATGCAGAGTTAGAAGAAGAAATATCTAACTACCATTTAAACAACATCCTTAATGGACTTGCGCCAAGTATGTTAATTAACTTTAATAACGGTACTCCAAATGCAGAGGAACGTCAAATGCTTGAAAATAGAATATATCAAAAGTTTAGCGGTAGTAGTAATGCTGGTAAGTTTATATTAGCGTTTAACGACAACCCAGAGAGTGCAGCTACAATAGAGCCAATACAATTAAGCGATGCGCATAACCAATACCAATTCTTAAGTGATGAGAGTGGTAAAAAAATAATGGTAGCACATAGAATTGTAAGCCCTATGTTATTAGGTATTAAAGACAGTAGCGGACTTGGTAACAACGCAGACGAGTTAAAGACTGCATCTATCCTTATGGATAACACCGTTATTAGACCATTTCAGACACTTTTAATAGATGCCTTTGATAGTATATTAGCTTACAATAATATTAGCTTAAAACTATACTTTAAGACCTTACAGCCTTTAGAGTTTACAGACCTTGAAAACGTAGAGGATGAAGAAACTAAAGAAGAAGAAACTGGTGTTAAGTTAAGCGCAGAATTACCAGACGAATTAGGTAGCGATATAGCGGATGCACTTATAGATTTAGGGCAAGAAGAAGAAGAACTATTTAAGGATTTTGAAGTAATAGACGAAAGAGAAGTAAACTATGATGAAGAACAAGGGTTGGATGAGGTAATTACAGACCTTAACAAACCTAAAGACAAAAGTTTACTATCAAAGATTTGGGAGTTTGTAAGTACTGGTAGCGCAAAGCCCTATAAAGAGAGTGAGCAAGATGGTACAAGTAAACAAACAAAAGAAGAAGGTAATGAATTTCTTGTAAGATATATGTATGCACCAGAAAGAACAAAAGCAACATCAAGACAGTTTTGTTCTAAAATGGTAAGTGCTAAAAAGGTTTACAGAAAAGAGGACATAGTAGCTATGGAAAACAAAGCGGTTAATGCTGGGTTTGGAAAAGGCGGTAGTGATACTTACAGTATCTGGCTTTACAAGGGCGGTGCAAGATGTAGCCATAAATGGTTTAGAAAGACTTATGTACGCAAAGATGGTGCTAAAGGGTTAGGCGATGCTATAAGTACAACAGAGGCAAGGAAAAGAGGTTTTAAGCCAGAGGCTAATGCACAAGAAGTACCAGTTGCACCAAAGGATATGAAGTATAAGGGCTATACAGCAGAGTATTGGAACAAAATGAAATTTAGAAACTAATGGCAACAGCATTATTTATAAGCACAACAGACCTTAAGAAAAACTCCATAATTGATGGGAATGTAGACATTGACAAGATGCTACAGTTTGTTAAGGTAGCGCAACAAATAGACATACAGAATTTATTAGGTACAGACTTATACAACAAGATTAGTGCTGACATTATAGCAGATAGTTTAAGTGGCGATTATTTGACATTAACAAACACATATATTCAGCCAACATTAATTTGGTTTGCGCAGATGAATTATATACCATTTGCAGCATACACAATTACAAACAAATCTGTACTTAAACACAGTAGCGAAACAGCACAAAACGTAGACAAGAACGAGGTGGATTATTTAGTTGGAAAAGCAAGGGAATACGCAAACTACTACTCAACACGATTAGTAGACTATTTATGTTTTAACAATAACTTATTCCCAGAGTATTTAAGCAACACTAACGAGGATATAAGCCCAGATACAGATACAACGTTTAACGGATGGGTTTTATGAAGTATAAAGTAAAAGAAATAAACCTTAACAAGCTAAAACAGTATATAGAGAGCAAAAGCGAAAAAGAAGCAAAAAGGTTTTACAAAGAATTTAAAGAGAAGAAATGACAAATCCTAAATTAGCATTAATACCAAGCGGATATAATACTGCTACTGTATATTCTATTTTGCCAAATAATGCAGATGGCGATTTTGATTACGAACGTAATGGTAGCGCAACAAGAATGCGTAAGGATGGTCTTATTGAGGAGCTGACTGTTAATGATACACCAAGATTAGATTGGTTAAATAGCGATTGTCCTTCACTCTTACTTGAACCTCAACGCACAAACATACAAGCGTATAGCGAAAACTTTAGCGGTGCTGCTTGGACACCAGCTTTTTCAACTATAACTGCAAATAGTAGCATTTGTCCAAATGGGGAACTAACTGCATATAAATTAGAAACAGATGAAACTAATTTTACTGCTGAATTAAGTGGGTTTTTGTCAATTACTTCAAACACAGAGTACACTTATTCTATTTATGTAAAAGCAGACACAACAAGTATTTGTAGAATTGAATTAACTGATAATTTAAATAGTTCAGATTACTATTATGGGAGGGCTGATTTTGATATGTCTACAGAAACACTCACTAGC